ATGCCAGATCGGTGGCCAGGGTGACGCGGATCATCATTTTGGGTTGACCGTTGTCCCAGGTGGCTGGTTCTCCGGTGGACAGGTCGGTTTGCTGAACCTCCTCGACATTGTCCACGCGGCCTTTCACCGAATCGCCGGGGGCTTCGAAGCTGAATGAGGATCCGGTGTTGCCGGAAAGGTTGAAGCTGGTCATGATGTTTTTCCTTTCGTGTTTCCTTTGGTGAAGGACAGTGGTGATGTGGCTGGCCGGTCGTCGCGTGGATGACCGGGGCAGCCTCCGGCCAGATCGTCCGATCCGGGCCGGTGGAATGGGCAGGTGGCGCAGTACTGGTCGGCGGTGGGCATGAGGGGCAGCATGTCGGTGCCCATGCGGGCTGCGAGTGCTGCGACTCCGGCAAGCCTGTTGAGGCCGTCGAGTGCCACCTGTTCGTCGTATGGTTCATGCCACAGGTAGGCCTCGTTCAGCTCTCCATTGCGCGGCAGGAAGCAGATGGCGACGTGGGTGGCTGGCAGCCCCGCCCGCACCCAACCGCGCCCATACAGGTGCGCCTGGATGCGGTATTGCTTCGATGGCCCGTTGACGCGGTATTTGCGCAGCTGCGCAGGGCCTACGACCTTGTGGTCGAGTACGGTTCCGGTCATGCGGTCGTACAGGTCACAGGAGCCGGTGATGTGCCCCAAACCGGGGATCTCACCCACATCGACGCGGGTTTCGGTGTACCAACGTTTGATGTTGGAGCCGCCGTCGTCAACGTCGAAGACCCCTTCGAGCCATGCATGGACGGCCGTTCCTATGGTGGCTTTCCAGTTGGGTGCGCAGGGTCGTTCGTCGATCCCGAGGATCTTGTAGGCGAGTCTGCGCATGCAGTCGGCGCCGATCTCGGAGGGGCCGATGGCTTTCTGGAGGCTGCGTGGATGGTGGCGGATGGCGGTTTCGATGGTTCCCAGATAGGCAGCCATGACCGTTTCCGGGTCGGCATCGGGAACCTGCCATTTTGGTGGCAGTGGTTGTGGTTTCATGAGGCGCTCACTCTGACGGTGGGTTTGTCGGCGACGGTGCAACAGCGCTGGTAGAGGGCTGGTGGCAGTGCTGCCTTGGCTTTGGATGCCGAGATGGTTGTGCTGCTGCAGGCTTCGATGAGTTCTGGTGTGTCGGCGAGAGCCTGGGCGGCCAGTTTCGCCTGGAAGCGGCGCGGGTAGGTGATGGTGACCTTTCCCGTTTGCCCGGCATGTGTTCCGGCTCCGTATTCGGAAAGTTGGGTGCGGATGGCTGCTAGCTGGTCGTCAAGCTCTGCTTTGGCGGCGGTGAGGTCGGCGTAGCGTGAGATGAGGTCGTCAATGTCGGTCATGCCGCGCACCCCTCATCCGACTCGTCCGGGTCGTCGGGGTCCGGCAGGTAGTGGGCGATCTGGTTCAGCATGTCTGCTGCGCAGGTGGCCATGCGCCACAACTGCGGGGTGTCATCCAGCGACAGGAGGTTGCGTGCATTGTCTGCGCGCTTCTCGGCTTGACGGACGGCCTCGTGGAGCGTGGCGAGCTCCATCGGCCCCATGTTGTCTGCGAGGGTTTTTGTCTCGGCATCAATGCGATGGTTGATGGTCATTTCCTGTCCTTTCTCGATAGGCCTATGCGGTAGCGTTGCTGTGGTGTGGTTCCGCCGAAGATGCCGGAGCGCATTTTGTATCCGGGCGGCTCCAAAGCCATGGCCATTTCGAGGCAGTGGATGGCCAGTGGGCATTGGTGGCACAGCCGGATCGCCCTGTGCTGGGTGTCCGTGTCGGCGTCGTCGGGGAACCACATTTCCGGGTCCATGCCGGGTTTGCGGCACATCGCCTGTGCCCACAGGTCGTCGTGGCGATGGTCGGTGCGTGCCCAGCTGGAGCCGATGTAGGCGGCCACCTCGGACGACTCAACCAGCGGTGCACCATCTGAGTTGGTGCCGTGTGTGGCGAGCAGTCCACGACGAATCGCGAGATCCAGCCGGGAACGGTTGACCCGATGGATCCGTGCGGATTGGGGAATGGTGTACAGCGTCATGGCAGCCTCGCAGGGTCCAGCAGATGGCAGCAGGCGGCTGCCAAGGTGCAGAACAGAGCGGTGGCCAGTGCATGAGGCAGGTCGTCGAACCAGCCAGCCAAACCGACGACACACTCACCCAAACCACACACGGCAAACACGACCGTCAGCAGTCTGCAGGGGTTGAGTCTCATCACGCCTCCCCAGAGATGGCGTCGATGACCCTGCGCACATGCCGGTCGACCCGGTGTAGCTCCTCCAGGGCAACCCCGAGCAGCAGGCAGGACTCCTCCAGCTGCTTCGATGCGCCGCCGGGATTGTCATAGTCCAGGTCGGATTGCAGCTTCTCTATTGCCACCTGCAGATCGTCCACCTGATTGCAGATGTGTCGTATCTGGTACATGTATTCGGCGGTCCAATGATCCTTGTATTCGTGCATTGTTTCTCCGTTTTTGGGTGCACTACAGGCACCCCTGTAGGGGTATGAACAGTTTTGAATTCAGGTCAGTCGGTGTGCTTCAATGCGATAGCCAAAGCAACAAGGCACACGACGGCGAACACGATGTCGGATGCGTATCCGTTAAGCACGTCAGGCGACCCTCCTCATCAGGGCGGCCACATCGGCGGTCTTCAGCCTCAACGCCTGCGTGTCACCGATCGTCCAGCAGGCCAGCTGTCCACGCTCCGTCAAATGGCGCAGATGGCGTGCGGAGCAGTTTAGTTCTTTCGCCGCCTGGGCGTAGGTCATCCACCTGCCATACGTGTCGGCCAGCTCCTCGGCGAAGGTTGGTGTTCTGGTTTTCATGGCGTCTCCTGCCATGTTTCGTCGGAGACGCGCTCCATCATGGATTGTGCAAGTTCGATGAGGTCGAGGATGCTGCTCATCAGGTAGACGGCATCCGTTGCAGTCGGGTTATCCTGTGCAGCCAGGTCGTCGACCGGCTCAAACAGGGCGTTGAATACCCGGCTGATGGATTCATAGCCCTCGTGGAGGCCTCTGCTGGCTTCCTCGCGGTTCATGCTTCCTCCTCGTCCTCGTTGATGCCTTTGGGAAGTCGACCGTCCAGGAAGCGGGTGACGAAATACACCTGACCCTTGCCCGTGACCTTGGTGGTTTTTCGAGATCGACACGGCGCGCTTGGTACGTTCGGACTTCAACTTGGTGGCCAGCTCGATGATCGTGTCCGGGTTGTCGAGGATGCCCTCGATCTTCTGATCGGTGAGATAGCCGCCGTGCTTGCGAATCGAGGGGAGAACCTCCGAGGTGACCCAACGTTTGAAGGGTTTCGCTTCTGGTTTGCGAGAGGCTAGGACAAGCCTGTAGAGGCCCGCCTCGTTGACGCGCCATGCGTCTCCTTGACGACCTAAGTTGAACTTAGACTTCTCATCCGCATCCAAGCGCCGCATCGTAACAGTGGTGTTGGACAGGTCAAGGGCGGCGCAGATGTCCGTGGCGACGAACCAAATTGTTCCGGATTCGTCCGTTACGGTGCGGATGGTTCCGAACTTGTCGTGGGTAAATGGCTGAATGTTACTGGTCATGCTGCCTGCCCCTGTCGCGCTGCAAGCACCTCTGCCTCAATAAGGAGTGCCGATGTGCTTTTTCCGGTGGCCTGGGCGATGGCGTCGATCTCAGCGACCGTGAACGGGTATCGAGTCGGTGCTGTGAGTCGGCGTTGCATGGTGGCGGATGGGATTCCTGATTTGATGGCGGTCGCATGGACGCTGCTTCCGCTGCTGTCCATCGCCTTGCGGACGGCTTTAGCGACCGCCTCTGGGTAACTTGTGATTTCCATGTGGAGAACGTTAGACCCGGTTTCGGGAACATGCAAGTCCAAGCGGGGAACATTTTGGGATTTCTTGTTGTCCGTACAGAGTGCTAGAGTTACCCATATGGACATTAACGAGGCCGTCGCAGCCGCTATCAGAGCGCAGCGCGCCGTCTCCGGGCATACCGTGCGCGAGCTATCCGAGCAGTCAGGTGTGCCCCTATCGACACTGATGCGCATCCTTGGTGCGCAACGTGACATCAAGGTCACACAGGTTGCCGACATTGCCAAGGTGCTCGATGTGGCCCCCCACGAGATCGTTGAGGATGCCGAGCGAATCATGGGACGGCAGAGCACGGAACAACCGTCGAATATCCGTCGTCTTCGTGAGCCGACGCCGCCCGCACCCGAAAACGCCGCTGCCTACCGTGTCGACCATCCCACCGAGCGGGAGCGCATGGAGAAAGAGTGGGGCGATGATCCTGCCTAACCCGTGGGCGGACCTCACCGCCCGGCCCCAACTCGACCTGTGCTGGGGCGGCCTGCCACCAGGACAGCTGGGTGCCACCGACGGGCAGCACATCTGGATCGCCACCGGCCTCACGGTCCGGGAGCGCCGCTGCACCCTTGCCCACGAACTCGTCCACATCGACCTGGGTCTGGTGTCTGATGTGACGTGGGCATCCGAGCAGCGTGTCCGTGACGTGACAGCCCGGCGTCTTCTGCCCGACATCGACGCGGTGGCATCGGTCTTGGCTGGTGGTGTCGATATGGCCACCGCCTCCGATGAGCTGTGGGTCACCGAGGATGTCCTCACCGACCGACTCACCACACTGGCTGACGATGAACGCGCCATGCTCAACCAAAT